TCTAAAACAAATCTGCCAGAAGGGATGAATAACATCGCTATTACGAGCAGTGCGGGAGATAATCCAGCAACTTATTCCTTGAGTTATGTGGAACAAACAGATAATAAGTCTCCGAGGATGATAATTGGCTGGAAGGATGATGATAATCTAGGAGTAGACAAAGTGAGTACCACCGAAACATTTAAAGCTGTTTGGCGTAGCCGACTTTACAATGTTGGTAAACGTTTCGTGGTTAGACAACTAAGACTTCCTTTAGGTGCAGCGGTAGCAGCTAATATGACCTTAACACCTAAAGTTTATGTAGATGATGCATCAGCTAGTACTACGCTGACAGTTATTAATGACACTAACTACGCAAGTAGTGAAAGATTTGTAAGATTAATCCCTAACGTAACGGGGAATAATAATTTCTTTGTGGAGTTAGCATGGACTGGAACGGCAAGTCTTCCAGTCACATTACCAATATCCGTCGACATTGAAGAATTAGATCCTTAAACATGGCAGAACCGTTTGAAGACATCACAGCTTTACCTACGGAAGAATCACCAATCCTAACAGAAACTCAGGTCAGGGCCATAGTGGACGATTCTTTGTTAAACAGTAACTTTGCCTTAAGAACGCGGAATGGCATTAGAAGATTAAATGATCTGGTAACGGAAGATTTGCTCGATGATATTTTTGGTATTTTTGAAGGACGATCTACTGATGGTTTAACCGAAACAGTGTTCAATTCCACTATTACTAGAGAGCCAGTTACAACGAGAATGGTGAGGACAGGATCTAGTCCTACCTGGAAACTAGCTAGTACTGGATTAGGAGCTAGAGCAAAAGGCGGCACTAGTGATTTTAATTGGGACAATAGCTATCAGTTCTTTTGTAGGGTATCTAGCTCAGAAGGAGTTGAGGCAGGAGCGGAAGGAACGGGATTTTTTTGGGGATTATTAGATGGTACGGAAAATATAGATTTACAAGGAGATACTGTCCTAACTACTCGTCATGCAGGATTTCTATTAGGAGATAGTAATGATCTTTATGCTAGTAATGCAGATGGTAGTACTCAACAGAAGACTCTTCTTAATCTACCTGATGTAACTGCTGAAAATAATTATGAGATAATATATAGAGCCGATGAGATAATAGAGTTCTCAGTGAATGGAGAAACACTAGCTACTCATATTGGTAATATTCCTTCAGGAGATACTAATCCACCAGATATACACTTTGAAGGAAGGAGTTCATTGAGTAGTGGAGAAGATGTTAACTTCCTTCTTTATAACTATTACAGATTGAAAGTATCATAAAATTAATAACCGTCGCATGACAAACTATTGACAACTAAAGTAAAATATATATATGGCACAAGAAATTACACAATATCCTGATGACGTCGTTGCTCGCGAAGCTCGGAGGATTTCGATGTTAGAGCAAGAAGTAGAAGGGACTTATACACCCCAAGAATTTAGGGGTAAACCAGAATTACAAAAACGTAGAATTTTTGAGAGTGGAATCATAGGTCAAAGACAAAGTGATCCAGCGGTACGAAGCGCAGAAGGACTTAAGGTATTGAGACAGAAAGCGGCATTCGTGCGAGAAGCTAACAGAAGAGGTTTGGGAACTTACCGATATCCTAAATTAGCTAATCTTTTTGGAATCGCTGATTTTGATGTAGCAGGAAAAGGGCCTTTACGATCAGCTGCAGCAATAGAGGCTGAGATAGTAGAGCCTTCTCAATTTATGGGACAGCCCGAAGCAACCAGGTTTCCTATTTCTACAGCTCAAGCTACTGGAACTCTTACAGTTGCTCCACCAACTGCTCCTACACCAACTCCCGCTAATCTATGGGAATTTTACAAACAGAGAGGACAGGCCTTACCTTCAGTTCAAGAGAGATCTACTATTTATGAGACTTTAGGCATCGGCCCATCCAGTGATTACCTCGCTGCCGGCGTAAATAATGCAGCTGAAAACCAAGCTCTTTTGGGAGCTTTGCTAAGAGAAGAAAGGAGAGCTTTTCCACAGAGAAGAGTTGAAAGAACTGCCATCCCTCAAACTCTAAGAGCCCCTACTGGAGAGGAAGATATTAAAATAACAGACTCTGTAACGGTTGAAGGACCAACCGAAAGGGCAGCTTTTACCGATACCCGATCTTTCCAGGATTTACTAGAAAGACAGTCAGAACAAGCTTTTCAAGACGCGGAACGTTTTCAAAGAGAAAGACTAGACGCCCTTCAAGCAGGAAGAGCTGAGGAAGTAGCTCGAATAGAGACTCAATTAGAGGTTCCAGCAACACGATCTAGACTCAACGATTTAAGAAGTTTAATTGCTTCTGAAACCCAATCTTACATTGAGAATCAGGCCAATCTAAGAGCTGAAACTCTCCCAGAAGGACTTTCTCGAGGACATATGCAGAAGCTACAGAGAGACAGTTTATCTAAAATGCAGATATTCCAAGCGGAAGCACAAGCTTTGAGTGGCAATCTTAATGACGCAGAAAAAGCTATCGACCGAGCTTTGGAATTGAAGTTCTTAACTCCTAATCAGTTTCTTTCCACGATGAACAGCACTCTTAGAAGGATGGAGGATCGAGCCGATTCTAGAGAAAAAGGACAGATCGCTATCATGAAGGAGCTTTTGAATCGACAAGCAGCCGAAGAAAAAGAAAAAGAAGATGCTGCAGATGAACTAAAGAAACTTTACTTAGAATACCCTAATGTAATTAATCCACAGGATATTACTAGTGATGACGTGGTAATTAAATTAAGAGAAGCTTATCAAAATATTCAACCAGGACTCAGTGCTGAAAGAGCAAGAGATATAAGAGCAAGAGAAGCTGATATTGCACGAACTCAACAATTAGCTGGTGTAGGTGAGGCTGCTCCTGCTGCTGACGCTGGCGCCCCAGGAACTTCTTATACTGACACTCAAATAACTAGAATTGGATTCAACATGCTTAACAGCGGAGTATCTATAGAAGAAGCTTTTAGAGAAGTAGAGACTGACCCGCGTGCTACAGACAAAGAAAGAGCTAAAGAAATTATAAGATCTACCTATGGCAGACAAGCCATCCGTCCCGGAGCTGTAGTCGAGACTCTAGGGTTTTTTGAAAACCTATTTAGAGCTCGATAATGGCCTTAAGTGATTACTTAGAAATTAAAGAATCTGTCACAGTTACAACCCCTCCACAGCCAGGGGGTTTAAGCAAATATTTAGAAGCTGATGTAGCTGCTCCAGCACCTAAAGAAAGGAAGCCACGGAAATTGGAGCAAGTGCCGGCTCTTTTAGAAGAGGCCGAGAAAGCTGGTTTGCAGAAAGAAGTAGCTCGTCGTCCCGAAATTGGAGAAGATCCCAAAGAGTTTTGGAGTGGAGGAGTTATTCAAGATACCTTCGATACTTTGAACGCTCTCCAATATGGAGTTACCGGAGTGTTAAAAGGTAAAAGTTTTGCAGAAGGAGTTAGAACTAGACAGAGTTTTAGTGATCAAGATGCACTTGGAGACAGAGGTCTTCCAGGAGTAGTAGCTGGAATTGCTCTTGATATAGCTGTTGATCCCCTAACTTATATAGCTCCGTGGACTCTATTTAGAAAAATTCCGGGAGCAGTAAAGACAACAAAAGCAGCTTTAAATGCAGCGGCTAACACTAGGTTGGGAAATACCCTAGGGAAGTCTTTTGTTTATCGCTTTGGACAAGACCCAGTTTATAAAGTTTTAGATGAGAGAAGACTTAAGAATCTTGGAGTAGGCACGGGCCACGTACTTGAAGCCGTGAAGCCTATCACAAAATTAAGCGCTAAGAATCAACAACTAATCGGAGCCGCCCGAAAAGCAGGGAAGCTCGATGAGCTACCAGAAGAATTATTAACAGCCTCAAAATCTCTCTATGATGAAGTTGATAAAGTTTCTAAGCAGCTGGTAGACGAAGGTTTATTAAAAAAAGAAGTTTATGATGAGACAGTAGGAACTTATCTTCCTCGTCTATACCGAACAAAAGAATTTAAACCTGGTCCTGTGGAGGAGCTTGTCCGAATTCCTTTTGCTGACACTAAGCCTATGAGAATAGACGTTGCTCGTTTCAAAAAGAGAAAGGATATTCCAGACGATGTTAGAGAAGCCATGGGAGAAATCTTAGAAGCAGGTTATCCAACAGCTAAGGGATTGATTCAAATGAAATCAGCTCTGGAAAATGCTAAGTTTTTCAAACAAGTTAATAGAGGATTTGGTGTCGATGAAGTAACTGAAGGATTTGCGAGGCTTCCTAAAACAGAACGTCTAGGAGAACTCTCTGGAAAGTATGTGCCAAAACCAATTTTTGATAGCGTTGAAGAGATAATAAAAATAAAGACTCCCGCTCAGAAAGCTTTAGGCAAGGTAGTTTCGACGTTCAAGTTTGGAAAGGTAATTCTTAACCCAGCTACTCACGCAAGAAATATTACCTCTAATTTTATTTTGAATAACTTTGAAGGATTAAATCCGGCCACTCCTTCTGGAGCACGAGCTTATAAGGAGGCTGCTAAAATCTTTACAAAGAAAGGGAAAGAGACTAGCAAGTGGTACAAAGAAGCTACTGATCAAGGATTAGGAGTGAGTACCTTTGCTTCACAAGAATTGGAAGCGATGCTAAATGCACCGGAACTTGCGAGATTGGGAAGAGGGGCAAAAGCGAATCTAGAAAAAATAGCGAGTTTATATGAGAGAGAAGAAGAGTTTGCTAAATTGGCTCAATATGTTTTCCAGCGTCAAACGAAAGGATTAAGCCCAGAAGAAGCTTGGAAGGTAGCTGAACGAGCAACCTTTAACTACGCTCAAGTAACTCCATTTATTAGAACAATGAGGGAAAGTATTTTTGGTTATCCATTTATAACATTCACTTATAAAGTAACTCCTCAAGTTGCGAAGACAATAGCTAAAAGACCAACCAAGATTTCTAATATTGGAAAAGCTAAAGCAGGAATAGAGAATCTAATTTTACCGGAAGAATTAAAAGAGGAGAGAAAATATGAGCCTGACTGGGTAAGGAATGGTTTTTATGTTGCATTACCAACTAAAGATCAGTATGGGAGACGACCTTATCTAGATCTCACTTACATCCTTCCATTTGGAGATTTGGTAGCAGGAGAATTTCTCGAAAGACCTATTAAAAGAGAGAGTGGTTTGAGAGCTGGGGTAGTGGAATCAGTAGGACGAAAACTCGCTTTTCCTTCATTAGCTTTAGACCTAGCAACTAACCAAGATTTTTATGGAGATAAAGTTTTTAAAGAAGGCGATAACATAGCCATGCAGACGGCGGATATGCTTAGACATATAATGAGAATGTATTTACCGCCTATGCTTTCCGATAATATCCCTAGAGGATATGATTATAAAGGAGAAAGAAAGCCTGGGAATGTTCTTCGAACCTTGCAGTTAGATGCTGAGCAAGGTAAAAAATCAAGCACTCGAAGTCTCACTCAAGAATTATTAAGAAATGTAGGACTTAAAGTTTACCCATTAGATGCAGAAACCCAAAAGTTTTTTGCTGAACGGCAAGAGCAAAGGGCTATTCAATCGATTCTTAAAGAAGCCGGAGTATTAGGAACGTTCGATACACCATATATTAAAAAATAAAAAAATGGCTGAAAGAAAAGAAAGAAGAAAAATTGAAAAAGATCTGGACAAGATTGTAGATCGAGAGAAGAAAATCGAGGATAACCTCGAAAGACTTGTCGATCGGCAAGACGAAACCAATGAAATTTTAGATAAAGTTTTAGAAAAGAACCCTCCTTTAGAGGTAGAGTTTCCGGAGTTTCCGGAAATTATAGTACCTGAAATCGTAATGCCTGAAGTTCAGACGGTTAAAATCGAAGGCGTTGAACTAATCAAAGGAGAAAAGGGAGACGAAGGAGACAAAGGACCTAAAGGAAACAAGGGAGATAAAGGAGGACAAGGAGAAAAGGGTGATAAGGGAGACAAGGGTGACGAGGGAGATGTTGGTCCTCGTGGTCCTGAAGGCAGGTTTGGAAAAGACGGAAAGGATGGAAATGATGGAGCACCAGATACTCCTGATGAAGTGAGAGACAAACTTGAAACCTTAGAAGGAGAAGACAGACTAGATTCTTCAGCTATCAAGAACTTACCAGAAGGAGTAAGGCAGATCGTTAGACAATCCGGCGGAGGTGGAGGAGGTGGAGGCTCTAACGGAGCTAACATCGGAAGCGGAGAAGGTTTAGTTTTTGCAACTAGAACAGACGCAGGCACTCTACAGTTCCGAAGTCTTTTGGCTGGAACTAACATGACCATCACTAATAATGCTAGTGATATAACTTTTGATGCATCAGGAGGAGGTGGAAGTAGCCCTTGGGAGACTGATGCCAACGTAGTTAACCTGGTTACTGAGACAGATACCGTCACTATTGGTAGTGATACGGCTGGAGGAAAGCTTTTTGTAGATGGTGATGCTAATGAAATTCAGCTTCAGGTGCAGGCCCACTCAACTCAAACAGCTCAGTTAGCCGTTTTTGAGGATAGCTCAGGTAATGACCAAATAACTTTTGCCGCTAACGGTAAGACTGTTTTTAATGAACAAGGAAACGACGCTGACTTTCGGGTGGAGAGCAACGTTAATGACAGCGCCTTTTTTGTAGATGCGGGTAGTAGTCGTGTAGGAATGGGAACATCTACTCCTCAAAGCGATCTGGATATTGAAAGAGATGGATCCTCAGCTATTATTACCCTCTCGTCTTATAGAGATCATTCAAACCACTGCAAGTTTGATGCTTATGCTTATCGCGGAAGTCTAGCTTCACCAACTACTTTAAATCATGGAGACGCTGTCTGGGAGTTAAGAGGTTTGGGATATGACGGTTCGGTCGCCCAAAACGTTGCAAGAATTCTCTTCACTGTTGATGACACTCCAGTAAGTGGTAGTAAAACCCCAGGAAGAATCAGCTTCCAAACCGCCCTAACTTCTTCTCTAGTAACTCGAATGAGAATTTCCAAGGAGGGATATGTGGGTATTGATACCACTAACCCGACTGCCCGTTTACACGTTGATGGTGGTGATGATGTTATACAGCTACTAGTTCAAGCTCACTCTACTCAAACATCTAATTTAGTTGTCTTCGAAAATTCTTCTGGAACTAATCAGTGGGAACTTACTAACGCAGGCAAGGTAACCCAGTCAGGAGGAATCGTCGCCAAGGGCTCAAGCTTTATTCTTGGTGATAGTGGTACAAGCGCCACAGTTTCCCTAGCTTCTGGAGGAAATAACTTCAACTTTAGAAATACTAATAGCAATAAGGACTTAATCTTTGATTACCCTGCTACCGGTGGAGAATTGAGATTCAGAACTCACAATGGAAGTACCGGTACTAACCGATGGGTGCTTGACGCTAGCGGAAATGTTTACATAGGTCTTGGACCTGAAGTTGCAGCCCCTGCCGCAGGTATAATAGGTGCCTCTGGTGGAACTGGTACAGATGTGGCAGCCGCAGACTTAACTCTAGCCGGTGGTAGAGGAACCGGAACTGGAGCTGGTGGTGAGATTGTCTTCCAAACAGCAACCCCAGCCGGCTCTACAGGAAGCGGCCTTAATGCATTGGCTACTGCCATGACCATTTCCGACGACCAATTAGTGGGAGTAGGAACTACTTCACCAGTAAATGGAATGGACATTAATCATTCAATGGGTTGGAAAGTTACCACAGTTACCCATGATGGAGATGACACCTACACTGTTGTAGCTACTGACAACGTTATCCTTGTTGACCAGCAAGACACTAGTGGTTTTGGTGCAACAACTACTGTTGATTTACCAGCTGCTGCTGTTAGTGCTCGACGCGTCCTGACCATTACGAATATTTCTAGCGGTCCAATGTCAGGTGTAGATGTGACCGGTAATGGAGGTGAGACTATCAATGGAGATAACACTAAAAGCTATAATGTTACGCAGTATGAAACAATGACTATCGTCTGTGATGGCACAGAATGGTTCATAATTAGTTACTTCAACGGAACGGCTATCTAAAATTGAGAATTTGGAATAGTATTAATAAGTCGATTTAAAAACAAATGAAAACTATGGCTGTATTAGACATTGTGATTCCCGAAGACATTTATGACCGAGTGTTAGAAGGCTTTGCGTGTAGTCAAGGATATCACGAGTTTATTGAGGACAAAGACGGGACCCTTATCCCCAACCCTCAGACTAAAGCAGATTTCCTAGAGACTACTGTCCAGGCTTATATAACGAACTCTGTAGTATGTCATGAGGTTGCAGACGCAGTAGGAGTCACCAAAGAAGAACAAACAAAAACAAGCGAAGAAGAAATTATTTTATCAGGATCAATACATGGTTAAATTAGAATTCACCGAAGACGAGGTAAGATTATTAAAAAACGCATTAGATGTAGTTAGTGTCCCTGGAAACATCGCCGAGATATTCGTCGCCTTAAGAGCTAAGATTGTAGCGGTTGCCCCTAAAGAAGACGATGGCCCAGCCCAAAGTAAATAACATATTCATTTAGGAGTAAATTGAAACTCTTGAAGATGATAATGATGTTTGTTATGACAGGACTTACAAAGAGACATAAGGTTCTTCATAGTATTATCGGATTTTATTTCGTTGATATGATGAACTACTGCCATGTTCTTAGCAGAAATATCTTTACGGCAGTGTTGGCAGAGATAGTTATCTCGCTCAAGAACCTTAAGTCTAAGTCCTCCAAACCTAACTTTATTGTTAAGTTTGGCCTGAGACTTTCTTCCTACGGCACGAGATTTCTCCAGGTTATT